AGAACGTAGATCGGCTGCCCTATTTGCTGCAGGATTAGCTGGTAAGAAGAAAGAGGAAACCAGCTATTCATATACTGGACAAACGGAAGATCAACCTGAAAAGGAATTTGAAGTACCCCGCAAAACGGCTACACCTGAATGGGTAGCTCTTGTAGATAGTGCGATAGGCGAATTGTATGGTCGTGTAGACCAATTACGAAATCGCATTTCGGATCTGCAAAGAGCTAAACAGTCGACAAGTGTGCCGAATAGATCAAGCGGGAGGAAAGGGTACGTTTGCCCATTAAATTGTAATTACCGTGGGTCTGGAAAACCTAGTCGCCATGCCACAAAAGGTGGATTGAAAATGCATCTTGTTGTGGCTCATAAGCTATCTGATTCAGAAGCTGAAAAAGCGATCAGGAATTTTAGTAGACCCACCCGTGAAGATGTTAAGAACATCAATAAGAGTGGCCCGGAAATAACGAAAGAAAGTGCGTTTGCCACTGATAATGAGGATAAGGAAACTTTGGGGTTTCAAAAACCGCAAGGTTCGAAGAGCCCCTCAACGACACCGAGCTCGACGAACTCGAAGAATACTTCGAGTTCGTCGGACAAGATGCCTCCGTCTACGTCGACGTCGGAGAACCAACCCGACGCAATGACGGTGATGGAAAAATTGTTGAGGAATATGTTGCAAGAAGTCAAGAATATGCGTGGCCAAAATTTGGACACTCAGCAGAGTTAAAGAGTTTGCTGGGACACGCAAAAATTAGACAGGGACTTCGAGAAGATATGCCATCACTACATATTAAAAGTAAGATGATGGCGTACCTTCTCGATTTGTTTTCATGCTTGCAATGGGAAGTCCCAACGGACTTTGCGACTTATCAACATTATGAGCGGGTTTTACAAGAACTGGATTGGAATAGTTCACCAGGTTATCCGCTCTACTATCAGTTTAAGACCAATAGGATCTTGTTTCAAGCGGGACAAGACGGAGTACCATCCGAAGGTCGAAAGATGATGGTCTGGAAAATGGTAAAACAGCGATTGGAAGAGTTGTCTCATGATCCAATTCGCTTGTTCATTAAACCAGAACCTCATAAGTTGAAGAAGATAAATAGTAAAATGTATCGGCTAATTTCTTCAGTTTCCATAGTTGACCAGATAATAGATCATATGGTATTTGATCCAATGAATAGCGTAGCA